TCTTTCAAAATGTCTTTAAGGTCTACATTTACAAACACTTTAGGACGTAACGGAAACTTAATAATGGGATTAGCAGAGGATTTAGTCTTAGATGACTTAACAGCTGCTTTTGAATTATTCTACGCAGGAGGTTCACAGGGTTGGGTAATAATTGGTGCAAATTAATAATTAATAAAATAAATAAATATGAGTAATTTTACAACATTTTTCCCTTCTGCTGGCGGTGCTTCTGGCGGTGGCGGTGGTATCAGTACAAACCCTAAAGATTTACATAGAAGGATTGTATCATATCTTAAGCTATACACGAACAATGACGATGCTACTGGTATTGTCGGCAATTATCTAAGCACGTTCTGGACAAATGGGAAATGGACACTCGGAAGCGTTACTAATTGTGACTTTCCAAGAAGTTCGATTATTATTCCGCAGGTTATAGATACTTGGCACACCGTAAAAGATTTAACAACGACAAATGGAGGTTTACTTTTTAACATAATTCCTTTGATACATTATACAGCCGCTCAAATATGCCAAGTTAGGATAACAATTGATGGAGTCGAAAGCGTTATTACTTATGGCGATGGTGTAAGTCCTGCAATCGCTGGGACTCTTGTTCTTGGTGGAACGCATATGGGTAGACCCCCAGGGAGTAGTACTACATATTCTAACGCTCAAACTTGGGAGAGAATAGGTAACCCAAAACAATATGGATATAAATATGCCTCAGACACTAACAGTTACGGGAATGGTGGTTTAGCTCTGCACTACAATTCAAACTCTGTTACTATTCCTGACGATTCTTTGCTGTTCAATCACATAGGATTTAACGAAACATTAAAAATAGAGGTTAAAACAAATATGGTTAGGTCTGATGGAGGGTTTCCCTATGCAGGTTGTACCGTAATGACTTTTGACTATTAAAAATAATAAATTATGAGATATTTAAAAATACACGATGGTGTTGCGGTTGATGAAATAAATGCAACTGAAATAGAAATTCAACAGCTTGATGGTTTATATGTTCAATCTGATGACAAACCGCTAGGAGAATATTACGATGGAACTTCTTTTGTAGAAAGAATTGGTTGGGAAAAAGGTATGTTTGATTCTCATAGATTAGAATTTACAAACGAAATGAGAGATTGGAGAAATAGCGAATTAAATTTTACAGATTTAAGGTCTACGGTTTTAGATGACCCAGAACATCAAAGAGTATTAGATTATAGACAAGCCCTTAGAGATTGGACTGATACAAATGATTTTCCATTAACAAAACCAACCTTCTTATAGATAGGTATGCAGGATTTGAAAATATATGGGTTAAATGTTGGTGCTATGCTTTTTAGTTTAGTAAAGGATTTTAACCCTATGTTACAAACGATAGTTTTAGTTTTAACAATTGTTTATACTTCGGTAAATATTTACAAGCAATTCAATAAATGAAAAAAAGGGATTTAATTTACTATTGTGGCGCATCGGGTATTTTTATTGTAGTTATTTTACTACTTATTTATTTGGCTAATAATTCCGTTCCTGCTGAAAATAAAGATATATTTGTATCTATTACAGGGATGATAGTAGGTAGTTTATCCGTTGTTATTTATGCTATAATAGGGCGCAATCCAGATGAGGTTGCACAATTACAATCTAAGGTAGAATCCCAACAAAAGCATATTGAAATGCTAGTCGAAGCAAAAGATGCTTATGAGTCGCAAATCATCAGTCTACAAAATGAAGTTATAGACAAACTATCTTTAGCAGGTTCTTTAGCTTTCGATACTATGTTTGAATTTAAAAATAAAAAGTAATGTTACATTTTAAATTATCTGAATTTGACAGCCCAGACGAAGAAGGTTCTGGCAAGTATATGGATGAAAGTTTTTTAATGATGTTAGATGAAGCTCGTGGTATTGCAGGCATTCCATTTAAGATAAATAGCGGATTCAGAACAAAGTCTCATAATGCCTATGTTGGAGGAAAACAAAAAAGTTCTCATTTATTTGGATATGCAACGGATATACATTGTACAGATTCAAGACGTAGATGGATTATTATAGATGCTTTAAGACAGGCAGGATTTAATAGGTTTGGGGTTGGTAATACCTTTATTCACGTAGACAATGACCCAGACAAGGACTTTTCCGTAATGTGGTTATACTAATATGAGTAAAAAAAAGTTTAAAGATACAAAGGTTGGTCAGTTCCTACTGGAAAAGATACCTAGTGTAGTTGGTACGCTTGCGGGAGATACACCTGTAGGAAGCGTTATAAAGACCCTTATAGGTGGTTCTGAAATGAGTGATGCCGATAAGGAGATAGCACTCAAGAAGCTTGAACAAGAGATACACGAGTTTGATGGAATAACTAGAAGATGGGTTGCAGACGCTAGGAGTGGTTCTTGGCTGTCTAGTAACGTGAGACCACTTACATTAGCTTTTTTAACAGTTGCCTTTGTTATAGGATGGGCGTATCAGTTAGAAGGATTAGACACCGTTAAAAGTCTATTACAGATAGTGTTTATGGGTTATTTTGGTTCTCGTGGTTTTGAGAAAGTTATGGGAAATAACAAGCATCAATAATATTTTTTTAAAAATAATTTCAATAAGTCTTTTTTATTTAAAATAAAATATATAACTTTGAAATTTTAAATAGTTATTATTATTAGAAAAATAATTCTAAAAGAATTTATAAATATAAATATAAAAATAAAATAGTTATTAATATTAAAATAAAATATAAGTTTTGGGAATAGATGTAAAGGTGCAAAAGGAAAACGTAAAAGAAACAGCTGAACAATATGCAAGAGATTTTGCATTAAGCATTCAAGAACGAACTGATAAATTATTAAAATTAGATTGTACTCAATACACTAACTTAGGAAGTGATTCAACTAAAGCAGAAAAAACAGAAGTTAAAAAAAACTCTAAGTTTATCTACAAACAAATAAAAGGAATAGATGAAGTATCTGGTAATTTGCTTTTAAAATCATTAGATGCCTAAAAAATTAACTAGAAGTAAACTTGTAAAGAAGCTAGATAATGTCTTTAGTCAATATATACGATTAAGTAATTCTAAAAACGGTAATTGTACTTGCGTTACTTGCGGGAAGGTTGGACATTGGAAAAACGGGGGTATTCAGGCTGGTCATTTTATGAGTAGAAAACATTACTCTACTAGATGGGATATAAGAAATGTTAAACCTCAATGCGTGGGGTGTAATATGTTTAAAGCAGGAGAACAATACAGATTTAGTTTGTATCTTGGTCAACAACTTTCAGAGGAACTTCTGCAAGAAAGTAGAAAAATACGTAAATTTACATCAGACGAATTAGAGGAAATGGTGTTACATTATTCTAGTGAAATAAAAAAATATTCTTAATTGAATTGTTTGTTTGTTTATTAAGGTAAAAAGGGGTAGGATTAATTTCTTACCCTTTTTTTATTGTATATCAAAAAAAAGTTATATATTTGCTTATAACTTTTAAACAAATGATATGAGTAAAGAAGAATCAATCAATGTAAAGCTGTTTAACTTGCAGCAGGAAATTGGAACGATTAGCAAAGATGCTAAGAATCCATTCTACAAATCAAAGTATTTTGACATCAACTCACTTATTAAACAACTACAACCATTATTAAAAGAGAATAGGCTTTTATTAATGCAGCCTATTGAGGAAGATATGGTTATGAGTAAGCTAATTTGTATAGACGGTTCGGGCGGTGTTGTTTCAGGTTTAAAACTACCACAAATAACAGACCCTCAAAAATTAGGCTCTTGTATTACTTATTATAGGAGATACACTTTGGCTAGTTTATTAGGCTTACAGTCAGTTGATGATGATGCAAATTTGGGTAGTGGTGTAACAGAAGAAAAACCTTGGTTAAATGAAAACACCCCACAATTTAAAGAAGCTATAAAGTTTCTTAAAGGTTCTGGAACTTTAGAACAAATACAATCTAAGTATAAAGTTTCCAACAAAACAAAAGATGCAATAAATGCACAATTGTAAAATAAAAAGAGTATATTTAGTAACCAATTATAATCAATTTAAAGTAAAAGTTTATGGAAATTACAGGAAACATCAAACAGATTCAAGAACTAGTAACAGGAACTTCAAAGGCTGGGAAAGAATGGTCGAAAAGAACAATTATCGTTACAACGGCTGACAAATATCCGCAAGATATCCCAGTTGATTTTATGGGTGATAGTGTAGAACAGTTAAACAACTTCCAAGAAGGTAACCCTGTTACGGTAGGAATCAACCTAAGAGGCTCGGAGTACAACGGAAGACACTATGTATCGATTAGTGGATGGAAGCTATCTAACACCATTGGAAACATAACCAACGCAGAGCAGAATCCTGCAAGAGAAGTAGCGGCAGATTTGCCGTTTTAATTTAATTGGGGGTTAATAGCCCCCTTTTTTTATACCTTTATATGAAAAGAGAATTACTTAAGAATTTACCCGAAGGAAAAGATATGCCTTATGATTTTTGGAACTACTTTGTAAATCCTATTACAGGATATTACGTAGAACCTAAAGAAAAATACAATAAAAAGAATCAATATAAGTATCACAAGACTTCACAAATTATATAACAAACAATGATAGCACAAGCAAGCAAATTAAAAGATAAAATATTAGACATAAAATATGGCAGGGTAAAGGCTGGATTAAAATTAGGAATACCAGAGATAGATGAGCATATAAGATTTAAGAAAAATTTACTTATAGCTATTGGACACGCTAACGTAGGGAAAACAACTACTCTAATTTACTTCTATGTTTTATGGGCAAAGATGCACGGATTAAAATTCCTTATCTGGTCAAGTGAAAACAGTCCAGAGTCTATTATGAGAAAGATAATCGAGTTTAAAATGGGTAAACCAATACAAGAATCTTCAGACGATGCGATATCAAATGCAGTAGACTGGTCAAACATACATTTTAAGATTATAGATGTTGAAGATATGTACACCTATAAGGCTTTATTAAAGGAAGCCCAGTCTATAAAAGACGCTTGGAATTATGATGGTTTGCTTATTGACCCTTATAACTCTTTAGCCAAAGACCCATCCATTCTAAAGATGGTAGGTAATGCACACGAATATGATTATCAAGTTTTGACTGAATTAAGAATCTTTACTAAAACTAACAACGTACAGGTTTGCGTAAACGCTCACGGTGTTACTTCTGCACTTCGTCAAGTACATTACTCTGGACACGAATACGAAGGTTTAACAAGACCATTAGCGATGAGTGATGCGGAAGGAGGTTCTAAGATTTCAAGTAGAGCAGATGACATCTGGACGATTCATAGATACGTCCAACATAATACTGAATGGATGTATTCACACCTTCACGTTTTAAAAACAAAAGAAACTGAAACTGGCGGAAGACCAACTTCATTTGAAGAACCTTTAAAAATGCGAATGACTCAAAACAATGTAGGTTTTGAATTTATGGGGAAAGACATTCTACACAGCAAAAAAACAAACGTAAACGAAATTTTAAAATTTTAAATTATGATACAATTACTAGCCTTATTATTATTAATAGCAACCGTATTTATTTTTATAAGCAATCA